ATAAAACCCTGATAGCATAATATCACATTACAGTTCTCAATAATTGAATTATATAATTCCATGCACCATTCTGCTTTCATATCTTCTTTAGACCTTGAAAGTACCGTCATTCGTACACTAATTTCACTATATTGTTTCGTTATGGTTCTAATACTTTGAACTACTTGTCCATCAAAAAGAAATTCTGATCTATACATTGGAAATATATCAAAATACTTCTCGTCGATTATCTTCATTCCTTCATAGAACTTAATTAAAGTGTCAATTTTATCTTTTAATGTGTTTTCTTTTTGATCAACTTTGATTAACAGTGACATGTTAGAAAATAATTTAAGAAGCCATTCAAACACAATAACTCTATGATCAAACAAGTCAATTTTAAGCTGTTTCTTTTGCATGTCTTCTTGCTTCTTTACTGAATCAGCTTCAAATTTTAACTGCTTTTTATTTATTACATTTGTCTGATTAATAATTAAAAATGTCAATAAAGCACTAATTATGATTCCAATAATTTGAATTGTTGTATCAATCGCATCATAGTCATATACTATTTCTGAATAATATCCAATCTTATACCCAAATAACATTGGTGCTACAATAAAGATTGAAACAATAGAACCTATTGTCAAACACATTGTCTTAAAGTTTTTATTCATAATAGACCCCCATTATTTCGAATAAATTTTATGTAATGTTGCATTTTAGATTGCATAATTTAATAATATACCAATTTATTCAAAATTCATATCAGTAATTATGACCTTGTATATAAAAAAAGAACCCACACCAGTGAAAGTGTGGGTTCTTTCATTATGGAAGCTTTATGATCTGACCAAATGAAATCTTGTTTGGGTTTTTAATCCCATTCAATTCAACCAGTTTGGCAACTGTTGTTTTGTGCTTTGCTGCAATTGCACTCAATGTGTCACCTGTCTTCACTGTATATATCCATTGAATTGGTTTTGTAATAGGTGCAGTGACTTCACTGGATGCCCTCACAAGGGCTTTTATATCTTCGGTGAACTTTATCCAACCGTTCCTTGAAAGAATGATGTGTGGGCAATATTTGCCTGACCAATCCTGATGTTTGAATATCTTCAGCTTTGGATATGTCAGGATCAAAGCTGCATTCAGTTTGATTGCATTTACTTCAGCTTTTGCATTGTTTGCATTCTCACAAATCTCAATACTGATCGTTTTGAAGTTACCATCACCCCTACCATCCCCCGCATTATATGAAACTTCATCCAAAGGAATTGTTTGAGTGATTGAATCGTGATCCACGAACAAATGAACTGATTTTGATTCTTGGTCTTCATTTTCAAGGTTCTGAAGATACTTTGCATGCATTTCATCCCCTGCACTTGCTGAAGCATTTCCAGTGTTGTGGTTTGTGATCCCAATTGTTTCTTTCATCTTGATTAAGGTTCTGACATTCTTTGCACCCCTTGGTGCTACAATTTGAATCTTCACTGGGATCCCATCAATGAACTTGTCCTTGATGATCCCATTAACAATGTTTAATTTATTTATCCCCATTTTGTTCACCATTACTTTCTTTTGACACTCTTGCACTGTCAACAAGTCCTTCACCGACTATGTAAGCAATCAGAACTGAACATGCTGAAACCATTGACACAACTTGTTCGACGGTTAAATTGTCAACGTTGAAAGCAACCAAAATTGCAGTAATAAAACCTGTTAATGCTGCCCAAAATTTTCTGCTTGTAAGTTTCTGTTTCCAATTAATATTGTTCATCAATTTCACCTTCCCTTTTCTTCACTTTTGTTTTCTTAATGCTTGATAGCATCCATAGTTCCCCAGTAGTGAACCCAAACCAGGCAGTGATCAAAGCAACTGGTTCACTGCCAACTTTTAAAAATACATACAAAACAGCAGCGGTGAAAAGTATGTTTAATACAATCACCGCTGCCACTATTGTTTTTGAAAATCTTTTCTTTGAACTATTCATCAGCATCACCAAACCTTTTGCAATACTTTTCACAAGTATCCATTCTTTTGTGTGCCTGTTTTGCAGATTCTTCAACCTTGATGATTCTTTCCCTACTTTCCTTAATGTCATTTTTAACATTGCCCATTTCACTTTTTATTTCAGCAATACCAGTTCCAATGTTTTCAAGCTTGACAATAACTGTTGTTAATTGTGAAGCTTCATTTTTATCATCTGCCTTTTGATTTCTTTTCAGGTTTGACACTCCTTGATATATCCCAAACGCAAGTGAAATTCCTGAAATCATCAATGCCACTTCAATTGTCATTAACTCCCATGCCCCCTTTCATAGCAAAACCCCTTCACACATCAAATCTTACGGTGTGAAGGGGTTTTATTAAAAATATTTTTTATTTTTGTCATAATTAAAGGAGTCTACACTATTGGATAAGCCCTTTCGTTCCCTTCTTTGGTTTTGGTTCTATTGGTAAAACTTCTAGTCCTTTTGGCATTTCTATATAGTTTTTCATTTTGACCTCCGCATTGTATTTCATTTATTATCCTATATCTTACAAAATAATACAATGTTTGTGTCGTATTATTGTCCTTCTTCTATGACCAAAACTTAATAAAAAAAGAGCCGTTATAAAATAGGCTCCTTCGGTTGAGTACAAAATATTAATTAAAAATCTGAATCTAGTTCATTTGAATGATATTCAAAGCTACCCTCGATTACTTTATTGCATTCACGACATCTATACCACCAACCCAAATCATCACTTTCAGAATATACACCTTCTACATTTTCACATTCGCAGAATTTCACATGATTATCATCCATTTGACATACCACCTTTCTTTTTACCATAAGTATATCAAATAAATTCATATAAGTTATAAACTTTAAGCAGAAATAAGACATTTCTGCACTCAAAAACAGCATAATTTGATATTCCTTTATTAATGTGATTTAAATTTGAGGTGTCGCCATTATCATTTGCTTTTCTTCTAGAGTTATATGTCTTCTTGTTACTTGCCTTGCAAATACTCACCATCAATTTTTCTCATTGTCCTGTTATGTTATTATACGCCTTCTGTATGCTCTAGTATATAATTCTCTGCAGCAAGCCTATAATCAGGATTTGTTATGTCATCAAGCAGATAGACATTTCCTGTTTTGGGGTTAATCCCACCGTTTAAGATTCTTTCAGCTGCTATTCTTACTACTACCATATTTACATTTCCCATTATAAAATTCCTCCCGCCTGGCTATCTGCCATTAATAATAATTGGTTTTCTAATTCTTCATAAGTTGGTTTACTTTCGGGTTCAATATCATCTGTGAAGGTTAAAAAATTACCTTCTGTAATATTATCCTCTCCAACCCAACGCAAATATTGATTTTCATTCATTATTTGTTCTCTCTCACTCGCTGTAACATATTCATACTTATAAACCATTTCTTGCCCTCCTAATAGGCTATTCCTGGATATGATGTGCCTATTGCTATGTTTGATACTTGTACTGCCGATGAAGAAGTATTAACACAACTGCCCCATATTGTAATAACATCCGTTGCCAAACAATATAAATCCTCTGTAAATTCAACAGGTGAAGCACTTGTTGTGGAACGCTTGGTTCCCCATGGCACGCCATTTTTATATAATTGTGCAGAAACACCATAACCTCCACCTGTTATACTAAATCTAAACCTCCATGTGCCATTATAATTTCTTGCTAGATTTCCTAATGCCCAACCGTACCCCTGTTGATTAACAGGATACATTACATCGTTTGTAACGCTATATTGACCAATCCCGTTGTTAAAAGTTTTAACATAATATGGTCCTGCTGCAAATACATATGCTGGCACAACACCACTACCATTATGGTATCCTTCAGGTATAGTAATTGCGGAAGGGAAGGTATTTGTTAAAGAAACTGCACCTCTATTTGTCATTGTTCCAGTAACTTTTAAGCCTTTAGAATAACCAATGATTCCTGCTACCATTTGATTTGCAACTACTGTGCCATCATTAGTAAATGTCCCTGTTGTTCCACCAATATCAACACCATCCTTAATATTGGATGATGTATGGTCAGCATCCCAATACCATATAAATCCTGTACCATCATGGTAGCCTTGTGGTATTGCAACTGTTGCATTATGAAGTGCTGTACTCTGTTGATATGAACCCCTATTAACCATTGTTCCTGTAATCTTTAACCCATTTACATATGCAGTTGCACCCGCCAACATCTGCCCCGCAACTGCTGTTGCATCACTTGTGAATGTTCCTACTATACCCCCAACCGTTGTCCCCGCCTTTATAACACTTGCAAGAATTCCACTTATGACCGCTTTAACTTTTCCAAGTCCGTTATGATAACCCTGTTGAATTGTGTATTCTGCACCTTCTGATACGATTGTTTGAACCCCCACACTTCCCCTATCCACCATTGTTCCAACTAAACCACTGTCATCATTGTTGCTGAAAGTCTTTCCTGCCAGTACATTTGCAGCAACTGAATCACCTTCTGCACTGGCTTTAAGAAAAAAACAACCGCCTGTGGGATCATACCAAACATCATATGCTTTCCCCTGAATTAAATTTGGTGCAGTGGTTGTGTTCGGTTTATATAAATTCTTGACAGTCAATGCATTGATCTTGATAGTTGTTGCAGCACCACCGTTATTTGCAAATGCTATAAAAGTAAATTTCTGATATGCTTTGTATGCTGAAACACTTGGGATATTCAACACAATTGCAGTACCATTTCCACCCGCAACCTTTACTTCAGAATTGTCACCAACTGCTGCATCAATAATATCCAAGTTGACATTCACCTTGTCAATATTATAAAAGTCCTCTGATGTATCTTTGGTTAATCCTAAATTTGTTGTTTGCGTTGACATTAATTAATCACCTCAATTCTTAATTGATTATGAGTATAAGCAGATAACTGCCCATGAGTAAACCCCGAAAGTACAGACTGTTGATTGTATAAAAGGCTCAAATCAATAACTATATTTGCAGGAACAGTTCTTTTCAAAAGTTCATTCACTTCATCAAACTTTCCCTTTGCAGCCAATTCAACTCTTACAGTCAAAGTGTAAGTTCCATTGTTCAATTCCAAACTGAATCTATCAGCACCACACAATGTGACAAGCTGTTGTTCCAATGCTGTGAATGTATATGGAAGCTTTTCATTTAACCTGGTCAATATTCTAAATTTACGAACATCCAAACTATCAGTTCCTTTTGGTATTATCTTCAGAATAGTTTCCCACCGCTTCACACCATTTTCAGTTGAATCATTGATAAACTGATCATTCATGATGTCTTCCAGGACTGACCAAAGTGCAGAAACTTCAGGATTTTCAGCTTCAGCAAGCACTTTGAATTCCTTGAATTCCTGCATCACACTTGGAAGATAGTTCAATAAATTAATTTCCCTATCCATTCACCACACCCCTGACTGCAATTGAATCTGCACCAAGTGACAAGTTTTCCTGAAGCCCATTGATTGAAGTTGCTGCAACGTCAATTATTCCTGTGACATTCAGCAACCTGGTTTCAATCTGACTGACACGAACAATCAGATTTGCATTGTCTGCCCAGGTTTGGTTCAGTTCCAGGAAGTATGCATCAATTGCTTCTTCAACCTGGGACTTCACATCAAGCCATGACCAACCTGATTGATATGTTATCGTTGATTCAATATCCACTATTTGTTCAGTAACTGAAACAATTGTGACAACGTGTCCAATTGGTGCAAGTCCAACACCCTGCCCTTGATTCACTACTGGATCAATTGCTGTCTGAACGGTTGTCACAAGTTCTGCTGATGGTTTCTGATACTGTGAATTGATGATCACAAGCTTCACTGACCCACCACCGTTCCAAACTGGATAAACCTTCACACCGCCAACACCCTGAAGACCATTGGTTTTCACCTTATAGTCAGCAATGTTTCCACCATATGCTTGGGATTCCAAAGTTTCAAAGTATTTTGACCGCAACTGTTCTGTGTCTTCATCATCTTCCCCAGGGATCAGCAATTCAACCAGTTCTGCTGAAGTCAGTCCGTCAATGTAATCAATTGGGATCAATGATCCAATATGAAGATTTCCTTCAGCACCTTTTGTTTCACACCTCAACTTGAACTGAAGATCTGTGATCTTTTCAGTCACAATATAATTCAGATCACCCAGTGTGAATCTTGATCCAATTGAAACATTGATGTTGAATGTCCCCTTCAAAATTGCATTTGAAGCTGCACTTGGAATGATTCCACGTTCTGCTGCTCTTTTAATCAAGTATGTCCTGGATGCTGTATCAGCAAAAGTTTCTGTCAGGATCGTGTCAGCTTCAATATACATCAATTGAAGTTCAACTGCTGCGGGTGCAAGTGCATCATAAATGATTGACCCTTCCCGCTTGTCAACTGTGTTCGGAACTCTGTCAAGCATCCTTTGCAGGATCACTTCAAAAGTAATATTTTCATACATTATGCATTCACCACCTTTCCAATCTCAATGTCACCTTCAGTTGTGTGAACCATGAACTGAACATTCACCGCACCCTTTATTGATGTGAAGGTGAACCCATCAACACTTTTTATTCTTTCATCCTGAAGCAATGCTTCAGTTATACTTCTTTTAATTTCAGGATAGGCAAAAGCAGAAGGCTCACCGTATAAATCATTGAATTCAACACCATAATTCCATGTATAAATTAAATGTTCATACCGTTCAGTATTCAAAATCTTATATACCGCTTGTTTCATAGCTTCCAAACCATCAACAAAACCTGTGATTCTCAAATCACCGGTGTTCAGCTTGTATGTCCTGGTTGGTTGCTGTTCGATTTCAACATCAAATTGAAGATTGTCATTTGTTCCTGGGATCATGCCTTCACCACCTTTTCAACAACAATAAACTTTTGACCACCTTGAACCTGGATCATGATGACTTCATCCCCCAGGATCAACCCATTGTGAACCCTGAAGGTCTTCTTTCCTGAATATGCGTGGTTGTGTGAAGCAAAAGAGGAATCACCACTTCCACCACTTGAATTTTCTGTGGTGTGATCCACTGTCATTTCAAGATCATAGTCACGCACATTGTTTGTCAGGATCAATTGGGTAGATGTCAGAATCAGCTTCTGATCAATTGCAATCTTCAGTGGATCAATGCTTGTTACCTGTCCAAATACAATCGAAGTTGGTTTTGCTTCATTGACTGCTTCAACTGCTGCCCGCTTGATCAACTCAACAAGATTAGGCAACAAAATCACCACCCTTCAATGTCAGATTCATCATGTGATCATTTTCCTTGAATGTGTGCTTTACATTTTCAACGATCATGTAATTTTGAACCAGGGCATCCCCCAGGTTCAAATTGACAATCACACCACTTCCACCCCTGACACGAATATCCCCAAAGGCATTTGAAACTGATAAATTTTTTGTTTTACTATTGTATAGAGAAAGCAAAGAATCAGCCTTTACTTTGCCATTTGTGGTTTCTTCAATGATTTCAAAATACTGAAGCACACCCCAGGAATTCATTGTTTCTGAATCCTGGGCAATATATATTTCACGTTTCCCTGTTTTTTCGTTCTCATATGACAACTTGATCTTGTTGTATGTTTCACCATCAATTGAAGATGAATAACTGTAATCTTCAGCAGTCTGATCATCAAACATCAAGTTCAGCTTCATGGATTCTATGTCCTTCAGTGCAAGTTTTCCAAAATCGTCATATAGAACATACATCTTTCTTTTGTTGTCCAGTGTCAGATCAAGTGCATTTTGAATCATATCAAACAGTGTCTTGTTGTCTTCAACCCTGGATGCAATGATGTATGATGTACTTTCAATTGATCCAACATTCAACCTGAAGTCTGCTGCAATCTTCTTGATCAAATCACTTGCAGTTTTGTTTGTGTAAACAATGGTGTCTTTGTTCTTCAAGTAACGCAATTGATCATATGCAACCACGTCAATTGTGTTTTCCTTTGATCTTTTCTTTGAGAATATAAACCCATAAAAAACTTTTTTACCATCGACCTTCAATCTGACTGCATTTCCTTCTTCAAAGTTGATCAAACTATCTTTCACAACCTTGAATGTCAGCTTGCCTGGAACACCCTTCCTTGAAGTTTCCCAGGTAATCTGATCATCTAATACTGGATAGAAGATTGATGATCCATTTTGAATTACCAGTTCAATATTATCCAAGTTTCAACACCTGCCCCGCTGAAATCAAGCTTGGGTTGCTGATCCCATTCAACTTTGCAATGTCAGGATATTTTGAACCATCCCCTAGTGATTTTTTGCATATTGCCCAAAGTGAATCACCTGGTTTTACTGTGTAGGTCTTAACCGTTTCTTTTGAAACTTCCCTTTTCGCTTTTACTGAAACTGTTGAAACTGTTTTGACCTCAATTGTGAGTGGATTTGTTTTGACAATCACTTCTTTTGTACCAAAATCAACATACTGCTTCAGCTTGATTGAAAGCATCAAGTCCAACCCTTCTTTTGCATCTTCTGTGATCGTGTAGTCTTCCAAAGAAACTTTCATGTTGGTGTCAAATAGAAGCTGCCCACCTGGTGAAACCCTTGAAACTATGAATTGGAACTTCTTCTGTTCTGTTTTTAATGCTTCAAGTTTGTCCAAATAATAACTTGCAGGTTCAAATCCATTCTTATATGTTGCAAATGGATATTTCACTTGTGGGATCATCACTTCAAAGTTTATTTCAGTCAACCCAGGTTTCTTCAGAATATTGACTTCACCTTCATTGATCAGGGTGATGGTCTTGTTCTGATTTGAAATCTTTGTTTGCATCTTAGAAGGTGCAATTGGTAACTGAACACCATCAATATAAAATTCATATGCCATTACGAATGCACCCCTTCCGCTGCAATATTCATTGTTTCATAGACCTTTTGTTCAAGATGGGCAACAACCCCATCCAGGTCAAGATCCTTGCTGATATTGTTGTGATTGGTCATGTCCACTTTTATTTCAGCAGTTGTGAAGCGGTTGATTGCTTCTTGTTCTGCAATGTCACGCAAATATTTCATATCTTCTTCTGAAGACTTCATGCTGTCTTTCATTGCTCCTGTGTTGGCTGCGGTTTCCGTTGTAGCCTTCAATTGATCTTCTGCTGATGTTCCACCACCAAACAGTTTTGAAACGTCAAACTTTTCTTCAACACCTTTTCCAAAGTCATATCCTGATTTGTATGCATCACCATATTCAAAACGGTTCAGATGCATTGAAGTTGAATCCATTCTTGGAACTTGGATTTTGGCTTCACCAACCAAGTCTGTGGTCATGGTCTGAAGCTGATCACGCCATCCTGAAACAGCATCACCAAGGTTTGATCCAAACAATGTGTCCAATGCTGAAGCAATCCCTTCTATGATTCCAAGGACTGAATCTGCCATGTTTGAAAACAACCTAACTATTGAACCAATTGGATCATTAAATACATTTGCAAAGAATTCTGCAAATGCTGCAATATAGTTCCAAATCAGTGCGATTATATCAATCACCAAATTGATCAGTGTGACAAAGATATTTCCAATGAATGCAAGTGCAGTCATGAAAGCACCTGCAATGATTCCAGTTGCTGAAACACTTGTTCCTGCAAACTTGTTCACCGCTGCAATGACTGCATAAAATATAACAATCAAAGCAATGATTGCAATTATAATCCAAGTGATTGGACAAGCAAGCAATGCAGCATTCAACCCATATTGTGCTGCGGTTGCTGCAAATGTTGCCCCAGTCTTCATTGCTGTGGCTGCTGCTGAAATTCCTTGCATCAGTGCTTGTGCAGCAAGAATTCCGTTTGTGATCAGTGAAACTGCATTGAAAGCAATGAAGACTGCAACCAGTCCCCAAATGATTGGTTCAATTATTGACCAATTACCGCTGAAGAAGGATGTCACACCCATGATCATATTCGTCAAAGTTCCAACAACCACTATCATTGCACTGATTGCATCTGAAATTCCATTAATCATGACCGTTCCCTGATTACTGTTCAGATAGTCATTGACCTTCTGCATCACTGATGAAAACTGCATTATTGCAACATTCTTCATACTTGTCCAAACTGAACCAAATGTCTTGGGCATGGTTTCAAACTTTGCATTAATATCATCAGCAGCACTGAACATTGCGTTCTTTATAATGTCAGCGGTGATTTCACCGTCTGCTGACATCTTCTTCAGTTGCCCCATTGATTTGCCTGTGAATGTCGCAATTGCTTGTGCAACCATTGGTGCATTCTCCATGACAGACCTGAATTCATCCCCCTGAAGCCTTCCTGATGCCATTGCCTGTGTCAACTGATACATTCCATTGGTTGCTTCAGATGCACTTGATCCACTGATCCTGAATGACTTATTCATCAATTCTGCAAACTTGATGGTTTCATCATTTCCTTTGAAAGCATCCTTTGCAAGCAACCCAAGTTTTGCAACTGTGTCAACCGTTGCACCATATTCACCCCTTGACCTTTGTGCAGCAGCAAATATTTTCTGCTGAAGTTCAGCCTGGGTTTGAAGTCCATCATTGATCAATGCAAGCCTTGAATTTTGGTTGATATAAGTATCAGTCATGTCAGCACCCGCCTTGACCGCTGCCATACCCGCGAAAGCTGCCACAAACCCCATGACCTTCCTTGCAAGTCCACCTGCTTCAACCTGACCGCCCCGCATACTTTGATTGAACCTTTGCTGCTGACTATTTGCTGCAATGATTTCCTGTTCAACCTGGTTGATTGATACTTCTGCCCTTGCAAGTTCTGTTCTTGCAGCTTGGATGCTGTGGGTGTCAACGGTGTTATGTGATGCGGTCTGAAGTGATTCAAAACTGTTTATGACAATATTCATTGCATTGTTCATTGCTCTGAATGCAGGTGACATTCCGTCTGTGATCTGAATTGCAGTTCTTAAAGTTGCCAATTCTCTTTTTCACCTACCTTTACATAGAAAAAAAAGGGGTTGAACTGTGTCAACCCCCTCCCTATTTCCTTTTTTTGATCTTGTTCGCTTCCTGTTTATCGGATTCGATCTTGATTTGAACTGAAGCAATTATAAATGCTCTTTCTTCTCTTGGAAGTGACAGATAGACACTTGGAATCATGTGCAATTTGTGAAGGCAATAATAAGCAATATTTGAATCAAAATCACCTTCACTTATTAGTTTTTTGCTTCATCCACCAGGTCTTCCATTGTCTGTTCAAAACCATTGACCGCCTGAACCTTCGCAAGATATTCTGCATATTCACCAGGCTTCAGCATTGCTTTCAGAAGCAAGTCAGCACCCATGACACCATAACTGTCTTGAAGTTCCTGATCATTAAGATTTGGGAATACTGTGCAAGCTGCACCAAGCTTTCCAACATATCTGTTGTAGTCTGTTTCCTGTGTAAATTGTCCCCGCTTTCCTGGAACTTGGACTTTCTTTGTGCATTCACGTCTGATCTTTTCATCTTCATCACTTGTGATGCTTTTGATTTCCCATTCCATTGGTTTCTTGTTTGCATCCAGGAATCTTTTGGATGCTGCAAACTTTACGTTTTCTTCTTGGACTGCGTTCTGACTTAAAAAAGCACTTAAATTGTTCATGTTCAAATCACCTTAACCTTTCTTTTTTTTATTGCATACCTGCAAGAACTTTAAATTTTTCAGGAATTTCAAAGTCTTCAAACGTGAAGTCCATATCTTCATCAAGATATTCTGAACCTGCATCAAACTTTGTGAGTGTGCCACCATCAATGTTGCAACCTTTCAGAATGACAGTCTGTCTGCCAACACTGGATGTTGCATCCTCATTTGTAACCTGGATGTCAAAATAAACGTCTTCACCAGTTTCTTTGAACTTGTGAAGAAGTTCCCTGAAAATTGATGTGTTATAATGGAAAGTTGCTGATCCAGTCCCCTTCCAACCTGTGCTTTTGTTTCCCTTTCCTGTTTTTCCAAGGATGGGAATTTCACTTTTGGTTTTCTCAATCTTGGCTTCAAGATTGATTGCTTGCATGAAATTGTATCTGTTCCCACTAATGGTGACAAAGCATTCAGCAAGGGAAGCACTGACTGCATCTTTTGCGTTCATTGTCTGCATAATTCAAACCCCCTTCTTTTATTCAACAACTGTTGTCATATAAAGTTGTGCCATTGCATTGGTGACAGTCACCAAATCACTGACCACAACTGATTTCTTTGTATCACCTTGAACAACAATCACATCATCAGCCTTGAAATCTTCAATTGCTCTGATCGTTTCAAGTTCTTGGTGATGTTTTACAACATCATTCCAAAATGAAATTCTTCCTGCTGCATCATTTGGAACATTGCCAAGATATTTGGTATTGAACAGAATTGCAATGTCATTTGCGATCTGATCAAGAACCCTGATTGTTTGATTGCTGCTGAAGTCACTAGTTTTTTCAGCAGTGACAGTGATGAAGCTGTTTATGTCTTCAAGAACACGAACATCATCACCCACTTTGTGCATCATGAACTTCCCTGCTTTTAGTGCAGCTTCAAGTTCGCTTTGCTTGTAAACAACATTGACAGCAAATTCACCGTCATATTTCTTGTTTGTGTTGCTTTTATTGATTGCACATCCCGCTGCAATGCCTGTCACCCAGTAAACCAGGGAAGCTGCATTGGAATCATCAGCCACATCATTCTGAAGATTGATGACACCTTCAAAATCGGCTGCTGATCTATAAACAACCGTTTGAAATTTCACACCAACTTCATTTCTCATTCTTTTAGTGAATGCAACAAACAGATCACTGATTGCTGAAGTTGTGGACAAACAACCCAATGTGTTGAATGAATAGGATTCAATCTTGTCCAAGAATGACTGATATTCAGTCCCTGTGACCGCTGCACCGTTTGTTCCACCTGCCAATGATGTTCCTGCTGTCAATGCAAGTGCTGCTGCTGTGAAGTCAACAAAGTCATTGGACACTAATGCTGCACTGTTTGCAACTGTCTGAAGATCAACCTTGGTTGTTCCAAGTAAAGTTGCAACATCAAACTTTGCACCATCATCAACATTGGCTGTGATCACTATTTTCAGATCATTTCCCCTGATCCCCTTGTATTTTGCATTTGCATATGTGCAGGATGCTTTCACACCTGCATTCAGTTTGAAGAAATAACCTGTCCTGATGTTCTTGAACAGATCCCTCAAACCTTTCAACTGTGAACTTGTATAGTCATATCCAAAGATCTTCAAGGAATCCTTTTGAAAGTCTTCTGATGTTACTGTGAAAACAGCATCATCAACACCCCAATCAAGCACCAATGGAATCGCAACAACACCCCTATCACTAAGGGATGCAGATGCTTTTGCAGCACTGATGAAATTGATGAAGCTTCCAGGCAGAACCTTATTCTGCGTTAAAAAATTACCACCACCAAGCATTTAATTCACCTCACCTTTCATGAATTCTTCAATCAGATCATCCACATGATCAAAGCTATATGATTCACCGTCTTTCAGAATCACATTGATCAAGTCTTGCTTGTCAAAATACTTCTTACTTAACAGCAATTGTTCTTTTGTGAAGGTTGCTTCAACAACTTCTTCACCGTCAGTTTTCCTTTTCGTTGTCATTTGATCACCCCTTCAATTCGCTTCCAACCTTGATGACTTCCATTGCATCACCAGGATCAGGTTCTTTGATGACATGGAAGTTATATTCAACAAAGAAGTGAAGAACCCCATCAACAACTTCATGATGCATCTTTGTCCCACGAATCAGATCACCGTTCATGGTGACGTATTCCAAAGCATCATTCAACCTGTCAACAACATCCAGGACTTCAGTGTTCTTGTCTTTTGTACTTGGGAAGAAGTGAATGTCAAAAGAGTGTCTTCTGAAATATCGCTTTCCAATCACCTGATCCTGGCTTGAAGGTAAAAGGAAAATAAAAAAACAAGGTTCATTCAAACCCTGTTCAACCGATTCAGTATAAATTGCAAATCCATCACCAAATTCTTCGTTCAGCTTGATTGCAATTCCATCAATTATTTTATTAAGCATCAAAACATTCCCCCAAGTATTTCATCAATTTCCTTTCCAGGATGCTTGCTGATTGTGTTTCAAGTTCTTGTTCTGAAATCGTCAACATGAACCTTCCCTGAATCCACCCTTTGTGATCCCTGGTTCTGTGACCATATTCAGCATATGAAGCATAGTGAACTGGGTTGACAATTTCAATCTGATAAACATTTCCAACCTTGTTCACTTTCAATGATTCAGCATAAGCCTTTGCAGCAGAACCGCCCCCAAAGGCTGCTGTCAGTTCTGCTTCTCTTTCACTTTCAGAAGTCCATCCACGTCTTAATGTCCCGCCTTTTTTCCCTGTTTCAGTTGGGTATTGACCAACTGGTGTTCTTTTTATCACCTTTGCCAAAAGTCTTGCAGCAAGTTCTTTTGCACATTCTTCAGCGAACTTTTCAATATCACCTTGCTGTATCCTATTCAGTTTATTTTGAAGATCCCGCAACTTGTTGAAGTCACAATTTCCCCACTTTGCCATTATGACCACCCCTTGAATAATTCAAGGATCACTTCCTGGTGTGAAGCATAGAATGCAGGTTCACCGCTGCTTTTGTATTCAGTTGTTTTCCCATTCTGTGTGACCACAAGCTTTGATCCTGGACTGATCACAACATCAGGTGAAATGAACAATTTTGCAGTGACCGCAATTGATGCTGCGGTTTCACTTTGGTTTGAACTGTTGATCTTCTCAAAAGAAAGCTTGCAAGGTTGGTTTATTAGCTTTGGCACTTCCTGATGCTTTGTGATCTTGGTGACTGGATCACGAACACCTTCATATTCAAAGGTGTTGCATAATCCAGTGTATAGCTTTTCAATTGCTGATCTCACCATCTGATCTTCCTATATGATGAATAGTCAACTTCACTATGAAGCAAGAAGTTGATCAATCCATCAAGCCTTTCTTCAGGTGTTTTGCTTCCACTGCCAAAGGCAAAGGAAACATTGGTGTCACCTTCCTGAATGCTTTTCACCGCTGCATCAAGATCAAACCCAACCAACTGCCCGCTGCCCTTCTTACCAAGCAGGAATTCACCACAAACCATTTCCACTGCGTTCTGATATAGTCCTTCAGGGACTGTCAAGGTGTTGCATTGATTCTTGATGTGACCTTCAACCTTCTGAATGATGTATCCAAGCACCCAGGAATCAGCATCAACGAATGTGTAACCCAAGGCTGCAAGTCTTAATTTAACATCATTAAGCATGATTCATCACATCCTATTCAGTTTTAGTTTTAGTTGCTTCAATGATCTTCTTCATGATACCTTTCTGACTTGTGGATTGACCAATATCAATCCCATTTGTTTCTGCATAGGCTTTTAGTTCATCAATCGACATATTGTCGAATTCAGAACCAGTGTCAGCAGTTTTTTCCATTCCTTCAACTTCATAACCATGTTCATTGAACCATGCAAGCAAGTGTTCATCTGATGTTTCACCAACACCTGCTGCAAATGGAACAGTTGCTGTGATACCGGTATAATTTTTATTTGGTGCGTGTATTTTAGCCATTTCAGTTTCCCCCTTCTATTATTGAACTTTAATCTTTCTCATGACACCTGCTGCCTTTGTTGCTTTCAATGCAACTGCTGCAACCATTTCAACTTCACCCTTCTTCACTGCACCTGATGTTTTGAAGTCAGGCAACCAAGTGTTTACTGGTGCTTGCCCTGCCATTGAAATTCCATGGAAACCATCAAGACCAAGTCTTGCTGCAAACAATGAAGTTTCACCTGTTCCAACATTAGTTGCAACAACATTTGTGTTAGATCCTGCTTTTGCACCAAGGTCAACAAGTGGAATTCCATTGTAACTTTCAACATTCATTCCAAATTCATTGACTGCAACCTGATATAATCCCGCACGTCTTGCACATGCCCTGATCTTTGCGATCAACTTCAGGTTTCCACCAATGAAGTCAGCCTTTCCATCAAGACCCATCAAGAATTCATCAAGCATGTCAAGGAATGCAGCAGCATTGGTTGTAACCAGGGCAGAAGTGGAAAGGTCAATTGCTGCACCTGGAACAAACTCTGTGGAAGATCCAGTCAATGCTTTTTCAAGTCCATCAAATGCATTGGCATCAACACCGCTGTCACCGTTGATCACTGTGTCATTAAAGAGTGCAGCAGCAGCCTTTATCTTCTGTGAAATCTGAAGTGTAACTTCATCCTGGATTCCACCCATATTTGCAATGATACGGTCAATTTCAAAGCTTCCACCAAATACTTTAAGATCAGCAGTGTATCTTTGCTTTGTAACTTCTTGTGGTGTGTACTCACTGTTTACTGCTCTGAAAGCTGCTGTTGCTTGTGTTAAAAGTCTTGTGTAACCATAGGTCAGTGTTGCACCACCGCCTGTTGGGGAAACTGCATCATCAAATGTCAGTTTGTCAAAGAGGAAGTTCGATTTTCTGAATTCATCAATAACCCCCATTTGAAGTGCATCTTGTACGTTCTTTTTAGCTTCTAGTAATGTAATAGCCATAATTTAATACCTACCTTTCAAATTTTTATTCGTTTGTTGAGAAATGCATCTTCACTGCTTCAGCAAGTGAAGATGGTTGTGTTTCTGTACCTGGTTTTTTATCATTTGATTCCCCAGGTTTAAAACCCTTGAACTGCTGTTTTCCTGGTGTAATATCAAATAAGAACTTGGAATCTTCGCCTTCTTGAAGCTTTTTCAACTGATCTTCAAGTCCCTTGATGTTTTCCCCATCCAATTCAGCTTTTTCAAGGTCAAGCAATGCTTTCACTGCCTTGATATTCTTTGCTTTTGCACCTGTCAGTGCTTTTTCAACTGCATTGTCAATCTGAAACTTTTTCATCAAGGCTTCATGATTGGCTTTATCTGTTGCATTTTGGGTTTGAAGGTCAGTGATGCTTTTCTTCAAAACTTCTACATCACCAGTTGAATTCTTTAAGGTTTCAAGCTGAACATCCCTTGAAGCAACATCTTTTTCAAGCTGCTTTTTAGATTCATTCACTTCATCAAACCTTGTCTTTGGAATAAACCCCTTCAATTCCTCATTGGAAGCTTCTGCAACCTTTGTTGCTGTTGCTTCATCCAATCCAAGTTTCACTAAATCTTCTTTTTTCATTGTTTTATCCACCTTTCAAAATCATTTTTTCCCTGGTTCAGTCCAGTTCCTTTTGTCTTGTTCTTTACCGTCAACAATACCAAAATGACGATTGGTTGATGCTTTAACCCAAGCACCCAGGGAGATAAACAGATCACTTCCTTTGTGCCAAAATAGGCATGAAAAAAGCACCTTGCAATTTGCAAGATGCTTTTTATTACTTTGACGAATTCAATTTTTTCAGTTCTTCAAGGATTTCTTCATTCTGCTTGATCTTCACCAGTTCAGCATTCATCATGACCTTCTGAACTGGATCAGCCTTCATGGATGCCCCCAGGAAGCTTGCTTCAAGTGCTGCCATCCAACTTTCCTTTGATTGATCCATCAAACCTTTCTTTTCCTGATCATCTTTCTTTCCAAACAATAGGTTCAACCCCCTGACTATTATTTTTCATTTGGATCAGTGTCTGATCCTTTCATGTAATCTGCAAATTCCTTCTTCATGTCTTCAGGTGCATCATCTTTCAGATGCCAATTTCCGTATTCTTCAACAAAATAAGGACTATCAAAGAAACTGGGTTTCGCTTGTGACATATCACTTCACCAATCCTTTCATCCATTCTTCAAGTATCTCACCAAACTTCTTTGCAACCCTTCTTGGCTCATTACTTTCCATATATTCTGCAAAGCATTCTGCAAAGAATTCATCATCATCCTTTGACCCATAACGTGAAACTTCAGAACTGATGTCCTTCTTTGCAAGCTTCAGTTCTTTCAGAACCTGCTTTCGCATCTTATATGAAGATGACTTCATTGTGTACCCTGAAAGTTCACCATGCCCATTCCTGGACAAGAAACCATCAACTGCATGACCAAGTTCATGTGTAACAATAGACTTCCAATCAGTACCCTTTGGATGGAATCCTGATCCAACATCCCCGGTGAATGACTTTTCAATCTTCTGAAGATCTCCAAAATACTTTGGATTCACATTAATTCTTCCACTATAAACATAGCATGATGCATATGTGCTTGATCTTTGTTCATTAACACCAAGTGAATGAAATTCCCCTTTAAGCTGCGGGAACTTGTTCATGACCTTAACATATGATTCTTCAATGCCTTTTGCAACTTCAAGATCGACACCAAGCAGGTCAGCAGGGTTCTTCAATCCTGCAACCTTGGTGATATTATCAGCAATATCTTCAACTGTCTTTGGAATAATTTGTTTATTTTTTATTATATCACCTTTTGGTGAAGTTTGATCAACAAATTTTTTCTTCCAATCTTCATATGTCATGTCACTTGGGACAAAGTATGTTTTTCCATCAGCACCCCTGGCAGCACGTTCACCAACATTGTCTTCAAAATAAGGAACTGTGACTGATCTGCACCAAACATGGAAAGGTGGTGCAGTTGATCCAACTTCAAAATCATCCATCTTGAAGATGTGACCATCTAACCCCTGACAAAGTTCACTGGTGTGACTGTCCAAGGTTGCCACAACTTCAAATTGTTCAACATCTAATCCTTTGAAACAGTCCCTTTGTGCTGCTGAAGCAAAGAAAGCTGATTCAGTCATGATCAGCCTTCCTGCCTTATTCCTATGAACCCCAAACTGCTTTGCAATTGCTCTAATTGCTTCATCAGGAGAATCACCCCTGATGATCCCTTGTGTCAGGACTGTGTGAACCGAATTGATCAGTTCTTGTTTTGATGTCCAAACCCTATCACTGAAGGTTTTGTTGTCAACTGTCCAGGGTTTTGCAATGATCTTCTGAAGCTGATCTGCATTCAATTTATGAAGATCATATCCAACATTGAAACCTCTTTGAATTTCAAATGCTGTGTGATAATATCCATCTTCATAGATCTTTTTCATCAGCATATCCATGTCATCTGAATGATTTCCATAGAGGACTTCAACTTGCTGCTGCATCTGAAGCTTCAAAGCTTCAAGCCTTGAAACATGCACCCTGGCTGAAGCATTTTCAAGTTCTTTCATCCAGGACTGATCCAGTGCATTTATTTCACCATTCTTGATGTATTCTTTGACATCCCATTTGAATTCTTTTAGATCCCTTCCAGTAAGCATCACTTTTGCTTCAGTCAAGCTGATCTGATTATTGTCTGCAAACCTTTGATACCAACCTGCAATTTGCTTTTCAATCCTCATTGATGCTTTTAAATATTGATCTTCCAGGTCTGCATAATACCGTTCACCCTTTTTCAACTGGGATTCCTGCAACCTGATGAACCTGTCTTGCCAATATTTATTTTTGGGCATTTACACCACCGCCCCTGGATCATCCACCACTGTTTTCTTTGGGATATTGTCCTTGTACTGATCCATTTCAGTCTTCTTTTCTTCACTAATTCGCTTGATCTCAACTTTTGGATCATTGATCCAAGGATGCTGACCAATTATTGTTTCATTAGAAAGCACCCCAACTGACTTCTTGCAGTTCTCAATGCTTTCAGATTCATTGATCAGAATGTCACGATTGAATATGAACCTGACTGTTTCAGTTTCAAAGTCACCTTTCCCAGTATTCGCAAGATGCACATTGATGAACCAAAGCAGTTCTTCCAGGGATGCTTGATATTCAGTTTCCATTCCGTTTGCATCAAGATCAATGTCAGAATACATTGATTGGATGTTCATTTGGTTTGGGTTTCCTGACATTCTGTCATCCTTGGCATCATAACCCCTTCCATTCTCAATTAATGCCTTCTTAAACAGTTCAAGGATTGCTTTGTAATTCTCACTTTTGACTTCAACCGTCAATGTCTTCAGATCACCTGCTGCACCATCAACTGTTTTGACCTTTACTGCACCATATGTTGCAAGGTTCTGTCTGAACTCACCCAGGTTTTCACCATCATAGTTCTGAAGAACCAAGATTGTGTTTCTTGCATCTTCTTGCATATTGTTTTGGAAGTCTGAAAGGATCACGTTGATCCCATCCTGAAGTGACTTGACCCTTTTGATCAGTGGAATTTCCTTGTTGTTATATTTGAAAGCAATCATGGGAACTTTTGTCCAGTTCCAAGCTGATTCAACACCCTTGTCATCTACCTGCACCACATATGCACTTGAAGGATTTTCAACATCAGGGATCAAGGTTGAATTCTGAAGCACAAATCTGTGAATTCCGTTTGTATCATATACTTCAACTTTTTCAACGATCTTTTCATTAACACCTTCATATGCTTCCACCTGGTAGATCCTAACCGCACAATCAAGAATGGTGTGTTCAGCATCTTTCCAAAATGGAAGAATTTCATATGATTCAAACTTCCTGAAGCACAATTCACCCTGGTCATTATAATAAGGATGCAACCACCCAATACCATTGTTCAGTGAGTTTTCACCCAGGTTCTTGAAGGTTCTGTTGAATCGGTTGCTGAAGATCAACTTCAGCAGCTTTCCATATTCATCCTTATCAGTTTCAATTGCAAAAGGCTTTCCAAGTAAATAATTGACCTTCTGATCAATCAA